TTCCTCTGTATCTGGTATACGCAGAATCTGCCCATCTAACAAATGCAGACCTTCCACTCCGCTGCTTTCCTCACTGCCCTCAAATAAAAGCTGCAGACCAAGGCAGATGCCAAGAAATGGCTTTTTCTCCTCCGCCACTTCCTGTATCACTTTATCCAGTTCATATTTTTTTAACTGGGCCATCGCCTCACCGAAAGAACCAACCCCCGGTAAGATTACCTTGTCTGCCTGACGGATTTCATGAAAATCCCTCGTTATCACGCATTCCTGATGTAAAAAGTCAAGTGCCTTTTGTACGCTTTTTAAATTGCCTGCATCATAGTCAATGATCGCTATCATTTATTTTCATCTCCCGCTGTTTCTTAAAATATCCAGCAACCATGCGGTTTCCAGCTATCAGCCAAATTACATTTCGTTGCTCTTTGGTACGTCTTGTTCCTTTTTATTACTCAAATTATTTAGTACGTATTTAGTATACTAAAAAATATACTAAATAGCTGCCATAGTATTTGCCAGCTCATTGATCTCGGTCAATTGCTGCGCTCCAGGCTTCGCATCTACGTAGTTGTTCATTGTAGTACTAATATTGCCATGCCCCAAAATATATTGAAGTGTCTTTGGCGTAAGCGTCTGCATATTAGTTGCAAAAGTATGTCTGCAAATATGAGGTTCAAACTTCCGAATTGGTGTATCTGGATTTACAATATTGAAACGCTTAATGCAATTCTGCAAATATTCCTCAACATGAGCCCTAACAATTGTTTTACGGCTTCTTGTTGCCAAGAACACAAACCTTTCGTATGCATTACCCCTCTCATCATAGCAAACCGGTTCGATATCACCTTTTAAATATCGATTTTTCAGTACATGTTCAAAACTATTGTACACACCATCTGTCATAGGAATGAATCTTATGCCATTTGATGTTTTAGGTTTTCGCACTACGTGTTTATGATTCAGACATAATAACTGTTTTTCAACACGTATCATCCTCTTATTCATGTCTATATCGTCCAACGTAAGCCCACATAATTCAGACACTCTCATGCCTGTCCAAAACAAAATATAAATCATATCATAGCAGTGTTTACTATGTGCGTCTGTTGAGCAAAACTCCAAAAACCTGTTCATATCTTGTATAGTCAGCGCTTCCATCTGTTTGCTATCGCTTCTGTCAGTCGTAATTCTTCTAAACGGATTCTTTACAATATAATCGTAGTCAATAGCATACTCAAATGTTCTTTTTATAAGGCTGATTTGTGATTGTATAGATGACCCTCTATATTTCTTTTTCATGTCAGATAACCAGTCTTCACAATGCTCTGGTTTTATCTTACCTATCTCCATATGTCCAAGACGGTATTCTTTTAATGTATTTACAGTTACATTATAACCCATTTTGGTATTTGGACTTAATTCTTTCCTATTATAAAGGTTTTCTAAATATCGATCCATAACCTCAAGTAAAGTAAGTTTTGCCCCATCGATGTCAATATGATTTTCAAGCTGTGTGTTTAATTCTGCCTCCTTTTCACGCAAGCTCTTTCCGCTCCGTTTACCTTTTGGCAACTGATCTGTTATATCCAGTCTATATGAGCTAATCACTCGTTCCTTCCCTAAAGCATCTTTATAGTGATACTCATACCGTTTTGTTTTGGGATTGTAATACTCATTAGCACGTAACTTCTTTCGTGTAGGTTTATTTTTTTCTGATACTGTTTTATTTGCCATATTCTCAGCCCTCCATAAAAAAGGTGCCTCGAACGAATACTCTTAGATGATATCACATTCGAAGCACGATGTCGATAATTTATATCTGCTCAACTTTGCTTATAAATTTTTCAAATGGTTCTCGTTTAATCCGTATAACGCGTCCAATCATCAAATGATATTTACATTCGTAATCATCCCGAACCAGTTCTCTTAATCGATGCTGTCCTATACCAAATAAATCAGAAGTTTCTTTAATAGATAGCAAATATTTTTCTTGCACAACGATCACCTCCATTCTGAGGTAATCATAAATGTTTCAACTGTAACCTACATACGGAAAAAATAAGAGGGAATGCTATTTTCGCTGTTGATGGTAAGCCGCCTCTAATTATTCAGAGACAACCTACCATCATATATTATTTTGAATCTGTAACTTCTGTTTTGGTATCCAGTAATTTCTGTGTGATATCCAGCCCTGCAATTAAAAACTGCGGTACCTTCACATTCATTTCTACCAGGTTTTCCAAGATGCTACGGATTTCATTAATCAAATATGTTGCCAGCGTGAACCATCCGAAGAGCTGCACAAACGAAAGATTAATGCCGATGATCCCCCCCATATGTACAAAACTCATTGAAACAAAAAATGCCATACCAATTACAATCCAGTACCACACTTTTTTTAAGATTCCTTTTGCACCGATCGCACTGGACTCGTTCTTTTTGTAGAACTTCGCCTTGCAGTATCCGGTAATGTAATCAACCGCATTTAATACCAGAAATCCAAAAAACAGGAACCAGTACTTCCCGAACAGTGCCACCCCCATCGTGGCAATTACTCCATAAATCACGTTTACTTTGTCAAATTCTTTCATTTTCTTTTTTCCTCTCTTTCTGCCCGAAGGCTTGTTATTCAAAAGAGCCGGCTACACAACACATGGTCATGTAATCGGCTCTTAGGCTCTTGATTTTTTTAATTCTGCAATATCCTGCTGCATTGATTTGATCTGATTTTTCGTCTCTATGTTTTCCTTTTCTAATGTTTCCACATGATTCCACAACTTCTGAATTGCATATGTGTTTAATGCGATAAACTCCTCATAACGAAGTGAATATATATACTCTGGATTACCATTATCATCTAAGATAGGTTCGTTGACTTCTTCACCATCAACCAATTTACTGTCAACTTTTTGATCTTTGCAGAATCCAGCAAAATCGAGATCTGTTAAGCCACATTCTGACATTGCCTGCTCTACATCCTGTGCTATAAAACCGACATGTGTTCTGCCGGATGTACCATCTTTAAATAAAAATGATACTGGCTGTAATTTCATAAAAAACTGTAAATGCTTATCTGTAAGTGATTTAATATCATCTTTATAATTTTTATCAGAAGTTGATATCGAACTTGATGTAACGTATAATTGTGAAAATCTATAATTTCCAGAACCAAGGCTGATAGCTCCGTTCATTCCAACACCATTAGATTCATATGTTCTAACATGGTTATCATTTGTTATAGTCATTGCTCTATTTGTTACTCTATTTCTTATTCCCTGAACCAGGATATATGTCGGATTATAGACATACATATTAGTTCCATCGCTACCACCCCATATCCAGGCTGGGGTTTCATTTTTACCGCTCCAATTCCAATTTTTATTACATGATGCAGAGGTTGATAACTTAGAATTTAATAAATCTGTCACACTTCCGACATTTCTTATTGTTATTGAATTGCATGTAATGTTTCCACGCCTGCAATCTATTCCGACAGTCATTCCTTGATTAGAACAACCATCTACAAATCCAACTCCGTACCATGATTTGATGATTAGATTTGCAACGTCAGCCCCATTTCCATCTCCGTTACCATTAAAAATTCCTGTATTTCTGGTTGTCTGAACACCGAGAACCATTCCATTAGCATCTGAAGCAGTACTACCTGGTAACTTATGTTGTCCAATGATAGTTCCAGTCATTGTTCCACCCGATAATGGTAAGTATTTTACTAAACCGCTGTTTAACGTACTGATCTGTTTCGCCAAACTCCCATTCACATTCGGATTCGCCTGCCTCGCATCAAGCGCGTACCCTGCTTCCGTTGTAGTGTTATTATTTACGATAGAAAGATTGTCCAATTTTTCCTTATCTTTCGGACTCATTAAGCCTGCTGCTGATTGTGTTGCATTGTTTGCGATAAGCGTTCCATCTTTTGTTAACTGGCAGATTTTTTTGACGGTACCATCATTATTAAAACAAATAAACCTCAAATCACCTTTGAATGCATCTAGTTCCCATCTTAAACCGATATCATCTGATGATATAATCTGAATGTTTCCACCCTCGCTGCTGGTATAAAGTTTAACTTTCTCGCCAACTTGTAATTGACCTGTTAACTTTCCTCCACTAATAGGAAGCGCACCGATATTTTCCGGTGTCAAATTCACCTTCCCTGTGCGGTATTCTGTTTCGGCATTTCCTTTAATACCGGTAACTGTATCATCTGGTATAGAGCTCGATGGGACAGTCCAAGTTCCATCTTCCCTAAGGTATCTAGTTGTGCCAGCAGTAGTCGGTGGTGACGGAACAAGACCAGCTTTTGCTTCAGTTCCAGATTTTACAAAAGTATCATATACTGTATCTGTAAACTTTGCATCCTCTGGAACATCTGTATCAACCGTGTGATTATTTACGGTATCGGCATTTCCGCCATTTGCTGTCATTGATGTTGGTTTTTCTGTCAAATCTGCATAACTTCCAGTAAAAGCAACAGTTTTTAAATCACTGAAGAATTTTTTAATTTTTCCCAATGAAACAGCAAGTTTTTCCCCAGTTGTAAGATTCGTTCTGATCGTTGCAGATTGAATATCGCTAGTTACATTACTTGCATCTCCAGTTTTATCAAGTTTTGCATCATCCAGTTTAGAAAATTTATCGTCCGTATATTCGGTCAATTCGTCCAAACTAACTTTTTTGATATCATTTGCAAGATTTTTCGCCGATATAGTTTTTGTTCCTCGTTCGCCATCAATCAAAAATATGTCTTCGTCTTTAAGCGTTTCTACTTGATCGTATTCTATGAGTTTAGCCATTTACATTTACTCCTTTGCGTTATCGCATAGCATTGAATCCAATAACAAGACTTGTTCAATACTAATATTCTTCGGAAGATCTTCTTCTGTAATAGTATTAATATCCAGAACAACATCCACAGAATTTATTGCATAAAGTTCATTCATAAATTTGTTATATCGAGGATTCGTATGGTCAATATATGGTTCATCACCAATTTTGTACTCTTCGATTAATTTCTGTCGCGCTGAAATATATTCTGACAACTCTGTTTCAATCTTCTTAAGATTACGGCATATAACCAAAGCACCTCTTCTTGAAAATTCCAGTTTTACAATATTATTCGATAGAAAACCGACATACATATCATAAAGCTTTCCAGTTTTAATCTCTAATTTTTTCATATAAATCTACAGTCCTTTCTATAAAGCATTTTTCTTTTTCATTGCATTCATTTCCGTTTCTATTTTTTCCATTTTGATAAATAGCTTCTGCACCATATGAATTGTTAAAAAGATAAAATCCTGATATCGCAATGCGTAATCGTATACCGGATTTCCGTCGTCATCGGTTACAACGTATCGACTCTCCTCTACCGGTGTTCCGTCATCGTTGTATTCCCGATAATCATACCGAATATCCTTACAGAATCCTGCAAAATCCTCTGCCGACATTCCAAGCTCCTGCATGGCATCTTCTACATCCTGTGAGATTGCTCCGATATGTACACGGTCGCCGTCGTTAAATATAAACGATTTCGGCTGTAGCTTAAGGAACAGTTTTTCATATACCTCGGTTAGATCTTTTATGTCATGCTTCTTTGTCCGATCAGATGTATTAATTGTTCCAGTCTTTGCGTAAACAGTTGACCACCGCTTATTCGACAATCCTAATGGAACATCATTCGTAACATTTGGACAAAAAGCTGCATCTGTGAAATTGTATTGTTTACCTTTTGCATGGATATATACTGGTGATATATTGTCTCCATTATAGTCACCCATATGAACATTGTCATTGCTGTTCATACCAATCAATCTGGTTAATGTGCCTGCTGTATTATGTGCACGAAGCCATAAAGCATTTGATAAATTCAATGAGCATCCAACATCACCATCAACTGAAAGTAATGTCTTGTTTCGCACACACATTCCACTTTGATATTTGCCAGTATATATACCATCATAAGATATAATAATGCCTTTGGCGGACGACAAATTGATAGCTGTCTCATCAATCATGTACACTGATAACAATCCAGCTTGAGCCCCCAAACCAAAAGCTCTATTACCAACACTACTTGCCGCTGTCAAATCTATTACAGCCTCAGACGTGCCAGGCATACTGCCGCTGTTATGACCTGTAATTTTTCCATTTCTTATCTGCACATATTTTCCGCCATTATCCCCAATTGAACTTATTCCATCTGTGCCTATATAAACACCTTTTTTGTTGCTCCCAAGGTTATCAGGTCCAGAATATAAAGAATTTGTTCCGATTGTGAAACCGCCAATATTTCCTGTTGGTGCTGATAATTGTCCAGCAAAATAAGTGTTCCCGGATGCATCGATAGCAAATTGTCTACTGATTATCTGACCGGTTGCCATGCTCATTTTTACACCTGCTGTACTATAAATACCGCTTGTGTAGACGTAATTACTACTCTTAATGCTTCCGGCTGCTGTAATATCCGTGGCAAACAGATCGTCTACTACAATATTTTTAGAAGTCAGTCTATTCGCTTCTATCAATCCTGTAGCAACTAAGTTTTGTACATTAATTTCTGTTGCTGTAATACTTTTTGCTATAATGCGATCAGCTGCAATTGTCCTTGGTGTAATCACTTCACCATTAATCGTATCAACGTTCTCTGCCTGAAGTGCGCCACTTATGTTATTCAACTGATAAATTACGCTCTGTTCGCTTCCTCGAAATACAAGCCTGTCTACTGATAAAGTTCCAGCTACAATATCGTCAGCGTAAATATTTACTCCCGTTAAAACGTTTGTTGCTGTCACCTCTGAACCAACAACACGATCTGCTATTATTCCCTGTGATACTAAAAGCGATTCCATAAATCCTTGTTTAATATTAGCAACATTTATGTTTGCAAAATCAATTTCTGCATAATGAGCTTCGAGATAATCTGTTGTAATTCTATTTGCTTCAAGAAAATCAACTTTATCTGATACTTGTTTCACGTCATCACCAGTTGCAGATGGCGACGATAAATTTCCAGTAACTAATACTGAATGATTTCGTATTTCACAAACTACTCTATCTCCAGTTTGTCCATTAACAACAGTATATGTAGGGATATATTCCTCTGACCCATCGATCTTAACGTAAAAATCATTCTTATCGTTTTTTAAATCGCCATATATAGTTAATGTTTTAGAAGTCTCTTTTGAAGGTTGATTTACAACTTTCGCAAATGATTTTAACAATTGTGCTGACAATTCCATGTTACAAACCGCCTTCCCATAAATTATTAACAAATACTGCTGTTTCTTCTACTGTGCATCCAATTCCGCAATTAATAGACTGACTGATAACTTTGGCTTTTATGTTTTTTAAACCTGCTCTTTCATAGTTCAATAACACACAATCGCCAACTCTTACTGGACAGTAACCACGCGTATAAGTTACTTTGTATTCTAATTTTGATAAAGTTGCGAGCAAATTTCTTGCATACTCTTTCACATATTCCTCATTCGGTATACCGCTCAACGACGGATTTACAACACGATGAATAATTTCTCTGCCTCTTTGACTAATTGATACCGGACTATTGTCATCTGTATTTTTAACAATTGCACTTATCGGTTTTTTGACACCTTCCGAATACACAACCTCAACCACATTTGGAATATCATACATATCTCTTTCAACTGTAACATCTGGTAATAAGATGGATCTTTCATCATCATTAAATGTCATTACTGGTTGCATTTTCTCTGTAGCGATTGCAGGAGAAAAAAGAATGTGTCCCAAAGCATCTACATCATATGTGTAATGATCTGTAGCAATTAAATCTGTCAGATACGTAAGCCATGTATCGTCTGTGCCAGCTGTAAAATTAGAACTTAGGGTACTTGCTGTTTCTACGGCGATAACAGGTGCCCTTGTATTTTTCGCTGTCAATTCACTTGCCAATGTCATATAATTTGTACCCTTTTTTATTGTATATCCGATTGACGGTGATTTTTCTTTTAACTCCATCAACGGCGTATAACCATTCATTTTTATTGTTTGACACTTTCCATCATAATCATTGGATGGCATTTGATACAAAAACGTACCAATTGGAATCGTTTCTTTTACCCCATTTTGAATTGCTACCATATATGTTCGTATGTAGCATTCTTCAAGTATCTCAGAAGTTGTTATAGATGCAGAACCGAGTGTACTACTTGTTGAATCCCAATTAATAGAACAGTCAGAAATCTGGTTTAATTCCTGACCGTCCATCCATGTTACAGGATCAACTTTATAAAATCTGTAAGATTGTGACATAGTCTGAGTCCAATCCAGCATTTTAAGCACCCCCTTCAACTCTTGTTATACTAAATGAAATCGGTATTACCAATTCAGCGTGTGTTTGACTATATGAAACCTTTATTTGTGCCCAATATCCCGTACCAGATGGTTCCCTTACATAACAATTTCCAAAATAATTAGCAAGCCTTCGTATTGCATATAATGTTTCGACATCATCTTTTGGTATATCCACTGACCATGTTGCCGTATGTTCCTGTTGCGTTCCATAATAACTAACCGGTCTTTTTCGACCAATGTATTTTTGCAAATTAACATCATTTGAAAAATCGTCAGATATATCAATGTTATACGGTAACCGTACCAATGAGCCACTCCAACTTGGTTCTGCTAAAATCAAATCTTCAGTTCCGACATAGTTTTGCCACTGTTCGGACCACTGAATAATAATTGCTTTCTCTTGTACTGGATATACTGGCACATCATAGAAATCAAAACTTCCGTTTCCAGTTAAATTTGCAACCACTCTGTATCGCGCATAATCTAATGCTGGATGCGGATCAATAAAAGTGTTATGCTCACGGTTTATAGCATTTTTTACTATTGCAGTAAATGATCCATCAAATTCTCTTCTATATATAGAAACTAATGCATCATCCAACAAT